GACGAAATTATTGTGTGTAAAGGTAATACTGATGGCGCCGCACAAAGTTTATTGCTGGCCAAGCCGTATATTAAAAATCAAGATGCTCCTATGATTAGTGTTAACTGCGATCAATATTTGTCTTGGAGTCCACACGCATTAAAAGATGAAATGACACGTAATCCAGAAACTAGTTATATCGTAACTTATAACGAAACTAGTAACAAGTGCAGTTATGTTCGTGAGGAAAATAATCGTGTAGTTGAAGTTAGAGAGAAGAAAGTTATTAGTAACGATGCTACTATTGGCCTGTACCATTGGGCACATACTAGTGACTTTTTTAAAGATGCCGAGGCAATGATTGCTGATAATCACAGAGAAAATAATGAGTACTATGTTGCTCCAGTATATAATTATAGCATTGCACGAGGATTAGAGGTTAAGAAATTTTCAATTAAAAACGAAGAATTCTGGCCCGTTGGGACACCGGATGACTTAATGGACTTCCAACATCGTAATACAGGATTTGATTAATGAAAACAGAAAAGTTAGAAAACTTTTATAAGGGATGGATCGTAGGAAACTTCGAGCCTAGTCTGTTGAAAGCAGACTTTGAAGTAGGTGTTGCAAAACACAAAGCGGGTGAATTTCACCAAGACCATTTTCATAAGAAGGCATCTGAAATTAATGTCGTCTTAGAAGGGCGAATGACTATTAATGGTCAAGAGTTTGGTCCTGGAGACATTTTTGTTCTACACCCGTATGAAGTAAGCCAAGCCGAGTTTATAACCGATGTCACTATTGTCATTGTAAGGGACCGTAGTGATCCTTTGGACAAATATGAATTCGATATTATTGACAAAAAATAACAATTATTATATAATTGTAGTAGAGGAATAGTATGAAATTTTTTAGGGATTTAACCGCGGCAGAATACGAACGGTGTGTTGTAGTAACTTATTATATTGAAACATATAAAGACTTAGGTGATATTAGAGATGCCGCATGGAATCTGGCAATTGGTCAAAGTGTAGGAAATCCTAACGTTCGAAATCGTTGGGAAAATGATGACCTGTTTGAATTGTCGTCGTGTGTCATATATCATAGCGAGCAAGAACTTACAGGCAAGTACGAAGGCACAGTAAAGATTGGCTTTCCTAAAGTAAACACAGATTGGCAAGGCGATGGCATCAGTCATCTAATGTGCCAACTTATGGGCGGACAATTAGACATTGATATGTTTAAAGTTTGCCGATTGAAACATATAGCATTTCCTGCAGATGTTGAAAAGAACTTTTTAGGCCCGCGACACGGCATTGATGGTATTAGAAAATTTGTTAATCGTTATGATAAGCCTCTGTCCGGAGCCATCGTAAAACCTAAGACTGGTATGAGTCCTGCTACATTAGCAGATATGGTTAAAGAAATGTTAGATGGTGGTGTTGATTTTATTAAAGAAGATGAAATTTTAAGTAATCCAAGTTTTTGCAGTCTTGAAGACCGTGTTGAATTAATTTCCAACATTGTTAATAACTGCGGTCGCAACGTTATCTATTGCTTCTGTATCAACGGCGACCATCACACAATTCTTGAACGTGCTAAGTTTGTTGCCGATAACGGAGGCAACGGTATTCATATCAACTTCTGGAGTGGTTTAGGTGTTTACAATTCTATTCGTAAACTAGACCTGCCATTGTTTATTCACTATCAGAAGAGCGGTGATAAAATTCTTACAGACAAGCGTAATCCGTTTGGTATCGATTGGGCAGTATTATGTGACCTTGCAGGCTTGTGCGGCGTTGATACTATTCATGCAGGTATGTGGGGAGGCTATCTTAGCGATGATGAAACTGAACTTAAACATACTATGGAAACGCTACATAAGAGAAATGTATTGCCAGCACTGAGTTGCGGTATGCACCCAGGTATTGTAACTGCTACAACAGAGAAGTTTGGTACAGACTTCCTTGCTAATTGTGGCGGCGCAGTCCATGGTCATCCTAACGGAACCCTTGCAGGAGCACTAGCAATGCGTCAGGCGATAGACAAGAAGCCAGGCGAAGAATTTAGGATTGCTATTGACAAATGGGGATACAAAACTAACAATGGATCTTTACCTGAGTGGGTACTAGAATTCTAACATGCAAGTAATCAAGTTAAAAGGCGGTAGTCTAAATTCAACTTGTCTGCATATAGATGGAGATCGTAAGTTTGTAAGAAAAACGATCTCCACTACTGCGGATAGAGAATACGGGTATGTGCGTTGGTACAGTCAGTTAAAGAAACTACAACGTTTCAACACACTTATTCCCGGCTCTGTTCCACAAGTACTTGATGCAGGCATTAACGATCAAGGCGCATACTTTGACATTGAATATATTGATGCTAAAGATATTAAGACACTGTTTAAAGAAGGTGCCCTGACTATGTATCAAACTGAATGTATGCACTCTGCTCTTTGGTTTGCATTTGATAAATTACATTTCAACAGTTATAAACCAAATGCTAGTAGTTTAAAATTGTACTTCCAAGAAGAAGTGTTACAAAAATTAAACGATGCTAGACAGTTTCCAGAGTTTGAGCAGTTTTATCAAATTGATAGTTACTATCATAATGGCGAAACATTCAAGGGCGTAAAGAGTCGTTTAGAAGAATTTTCTAAGTTATTTGATAGGCCTATTGAACGTGAATCTTATGTACACGGCAATCCTACCTTAGAGAACATTTTATACAATCCTGAAACAGATAAGATTGTGTTTATTGATTTGTACGAAGAGGGAATTGTTGATAGTCAATTTATGGATTATAGTCAGGTATTGCAATGCAGTAGCAGTCATTACGGTTTACTAAATGACAGTGTTCTTGAGGTATACGGTAATGCAACAGACTACGAAATTGATATTCCTGAAAACTTAACTTATTTTGACCATTTGTTCAAATATGAGTTAAAATATCGCCACCCACAAAATTACGATTTGGTTAGATTATTTGAAGCAACACAGTTCTTTCGCATGTTACCATTCAAATGTCATGCAGGAAATATTGAAGCAGCCAAGTTTTTCTATGCTCATGCTTGCAGTCTAGTAAATAGACTACTATGACGTGGCGAGTAAAAACCAATCTTCCTGTTGAATTTCAAATACACAAAGTCCCAGATGCACTAGACTATAGTGTAATTCCTGGGCAAAGACGTATTGCAGTTGTTGACGAAACTGTGTATAATCTATACAAGGACCGTATTCCTGAGAATACAGAAATTCTTGTAATACGCAGTACTGAAGTAGAAAAAGATTGGGATAATGCTCAACGTGTTCTAAAGTTTTTTGAAGATAAAAACGTTCTACGAAGAAGCGAACCTATTATTGCTATAGGTGGCGGAGTACTACTAGACTTAGTAGGATTCTGTTGCAGTGTATATCGTAGAGGTATTCCGTATGTGCGTATTCCTACCACGCTATTAGCCATTGTGGATGCTAGTGTGGGCGCTAAAACAAGTATCAATCATTTTGGACGTAGAAATCGCATCGGAAGTTTTTATCCTCCAACAATGACACTTATTGATAAGAGTTTTATTAAGACTCAAGATCAACGAGAAATTTCTAACGGTATGGCAGAAATTTTAAAACTAGCCATAGTGTTAGATGTACAGTTGTTTGAAATGCTAGAACTTGATCCGCAAGATATGTTGAAGCAAAAGTTTCAAAATCATATACTTGCTGATAATATCATTGACAGAGCCATTGCAGGTATGACGGCAGAACTTAATGATAATCTGTGGGAACAAGAACTACAAAGGCCAGTTGATTTTGGTCACAGTTTTAGTCCTATGGTTGAAATGAAAAACGTTCCTAATTTGCTACACGGCGAAGCAGTTATATTAGATTGCTTGCTCAGTAGTTGTATTAGTAATATGCGAGGATACTTATCTAACACTGAGTTAGAACGTATTTTCAAAGTAGTTAAAAATTGTGGCTTAGCCACTGAACATGCTGATTTTTACGATGTTGATTTATTATGGTCGGGCTTGCAGGACGTAATGAATCATCGAAACGGAAATCAATATCTACCTATACCGGTAGCCATTGGTCGTTGCGAAATAATCAACGATGTAACATTTAGAGAAATAACAAAAGCCTGTGAGCGAATGAGAACATTACAATGAAGACAGTATTAATTACCGGAACAAGTAGAGGACTAGGCTTGTCTATTGCAAGAAAGTTTATCGATGCAGGATGGCATGTAATTGGACTAGGCAGAACTGCACCTACAGGATTAACTAACTACACTCATTACACAGCCGACATTGCTAATATGAGTCAAGTATTTTCTGCATTTGAATCTATGCGTAATTCAAAAACTCAGATAGATTTGTTAGTGAATAATAGTGCATCCTTTAATCACGGGCCGTTTGATACTATGCAGTATATTGATATTTGTACAGTACTAGACACAAATGTTAAAGGCACAATGTATGTGACTAGTGAAGCATTAAAATCTATGACTGCTGGGTCACGCATTATTTTTATCAACAGTGTAGCAGGACTGCGCAACATACAAAATCAAAGTTTATATTGTGCAAGTAAGGCAGCATTGACTAGTTTTGCTAGTACCTTAGGACAAGAGTTGCGTGAACGCAAGATCAAAGTGTCTAGCATTCATCCAGGCGGCATTAACACTACTTTGTGGAACGACCAGAATCCATATCCTTGCGGTGTTGCAGAAGATGCCCTAGATCCTAGCATTGTTGCAGACGCAGTATTTCATATTGCAGAAGTTCCGCATACAACAGAAATTAAAACAATTACAATGTTTCCAGAAGTGGAGTGGCACTAATGTATGATATAGTTTTTATCAGTTACGGCGAGCCTAATGCAGAAGCCAACTGGGAACGTCTTAAAAAACGTTTTCCTTTGGCTAAACGTGTCAAGGACGTTAAAGGAATTCATCAAGCACATATTGCAGCCGCAAAGAAATGTTTTACAAAAATGTTTTGGGTGGTAGACGGTGATGCAGAAATTATGGATGACTTTAACTTTGATCACGAAGTTAGCGAATATGATTTAGATGTAGTACATGTCTGGCGTAGTCAAAATCCTATTAACGATTTAGAGTATGGTTATGGTGGTGTTAAGTTATTACCGCGTAAACTTACACTAGAGATGGACGTAACTAAACCTGACATGACTACTAGTATTAGTACAAAGTTTAAAGCAATGGAACAAGTATCTAATATCACTGCATTTAATACAGATCCATTTAATACTTGGAAAAGTGCATTTAGAGAATGTACAAAACTTGCCTCAAGAGTTATTGATGGACAAGTGGATAAAGAAACAGAAATACGTCTTATGACGTGGTGCACCTATGCCGACAAGCGTCCGTTCGCTGACTGGGCATTCTTGGGTGCAGAAGATGGCAAAATGTATGGAATGCAAAAAGCAGGAGACATGGAAGCCTTAAGTAAAATAAATGACTTTGAGTGGTTGCATGCCTTCTTTTCAAGATATCCCTTTCCAACAAATAGTTAAGTTCGGTCAACGAACTATGCTAGACCGTCCCTTGTTCAACGTTAGTTGGATACTGGGACGTTTTTGTAATTATAATTGTAGTTACTGCTGGCCGTATGCTCGCAGTAACGAAGTCGATCACTTACCGCTTGAAGTGTATAAATCCACCGTAGATGAGATTAAGCGTCAAGCGCGAGCCAATGGGTTTAACCAGTACCATTGGTCGTTCAGCGGAGGTGAGCCTACTGCATATAAACACCTAAATGAGTTAGTCAAACATCTTGACGAGACAGAAAGTAGTTACCAAAGCATTCATATGACTACTAATCTTAGTCCAGGTAGTAAGTGGTGGAATACCTGGTGTAAGAATACAGACATGCTACAACGTAGAAGTATTACTGCATCCTTCCACGATGAGTTTGCTAAGGAGCAAGAGTTTGGAGACAAGTGTTTACAGTTACAATATGAACTAGTTCATGTTACTGTTAATCAAGTTATGGTGCCCGAAAAGTTTTACGAACTATATGACCGTATGGAAAGACTACACAAGCGTGGAATCAATGTAACGCTCAAACCACAAAGCGATCCTACTGCTAGTGGCATTGTAGATGGCTACACTGAAGATATGATTAACAAAATGCAAACAGGATTCCCGCAACGATCTAACGGCGAAGACATATACCAAATTGCACTATATGAATCAAATGGTACAGAACACTTACTAGATCAAGCAGAACGATTTAACGCATTTGGTTTTAATAAATTTAAAGATTGGACTTGCTCTGCTGGGCATCAGAGTGTTATAATAAGAAGTAATGAAGTTAAACGAAGTTACAGTTGTCACGATGTTCCACTAGGAACTTTAACAGAAGGATTTCAATTGTTTAATGCTCCTAAGAAATGTATTACTCCTAGTTGTGTTAGCAGTGCAGATAGTAAAATACCAAAATGCAAATAAACACAGAACACTTACATTTCTGGATGCAGGCAATACGTCAAAGCCCTGATCCTATGCGTACAATGGATGCGTTTTGGAGTGGTCAACTTAAAAGCAAGGAATGGTTGATTACTAATCTTCGCAAGCACGTAAAGAAGTTTGTTACTGTGGATATACATGGCGGATGGGTTGGTACGCTGGCCAGTTTATTATTTCAAAGTGATGTCCCGGTCATTAATATTCGTAGTGTAGATATAGATCCTACATGCGAACCTATTGCTACAATGATGAACAAGCAAGAAGAAATAGTTGGAAAGTTTCGTGCAGTTACAGCAGACATGTGTGCCATTCGTAGTGATGCAGATGTTGTTATCAACACAAGTTGTGAACACATTACACAAGAGCAATACGATTTGTGGCTAAGTGGGATGCCATATAACAGCCTGCTAGTACTACAAAGCAATAATTATAATATACCTGAACATGTTAGGATTGCCAACAGTTTAGAAGAATTTAAACAACAATGCGGTATCAATGTAATTTGGGCCGGAGAGTTAGAACTACCTTTGTATACTAGATACATGGTAATAGGAAAACAATAATGAAGATTTTAATGACAGGAACAAGCGGCTTTATAGGTCAACACCTAAAGCCATTGTTAAAAGAGCAACACGAGATTTATTCTTTAAAAAGTGACTTGCTAGACTTTGATGCAGTTACTAAAGAAGTGTTAGACTTTCAACCTGACATTATTGTACACCTTGCCGCACGTACAGAAGTAGAAAAAAGTTTCTATGAACAAACTACGTTTAGTCAAATTAACTATGTAGGTAGCGTAAACTTAATTGAAGCCGCAACTAAAGTTCCCACACTTAAAAACTTTGTATTTGCCAGCACAATGGAAGTTTATGGCTGGCAACCGATTAGTGATGTTGTGCAGAGTGGACAAGTTCCAGAAGTATTTGAAGCATTTGATGAGAACACTCCGCCTAATCCCAATGCACCGTATGCCGTTGCCAAGTATGGTGTTGAAAAATATTTAGAATATGCACA